GGCGGTTGGCGCGGCGGGCTTGGGACTACCGGGGCCTGTCGGTGTCGGAGTCGATTTGACCTGGTGGGCTACCTGGTCGGGCTGTGGGAGGGGATGGCGGGGGTGGTCAGTTGGCCGAGGTGGGACTTGATGAGGCTGAGCAGGTCGTCGAGCTGGGGCGGGTGGTTGATGGTGATGTTGTGGTGGATGCCGCCATTGACGATGACGATGTTGGCCTTGCCTGGTGGGTCGCCTGGCTGCCCGATGCTGCGCACGGCGTCACCAATCAAGTCTTCGACCTCTACGGCCTTTTCTCGTTGTTTCATTGTTGAACCCCAGTAAATACGGCCTCATGCGGCCAGTCTGATGATGTTTGCAACCTTCTCCTCGGTGACGCCTTCCTCCTCCAGGTAGTCGTAGATCGCCAGCAGCAGCCTCACCTTCTTTTCCGGTATGACCATGGCCCTGGCCTTCGCCAGGCCCCTCTCGATGCTCTCCAGCGCGAGGATCATGCGCTCGCGGTCGAGCGTATCCGGCCGCTTGGTGGCGTCCGCCAAGTCGGCGAGCAGCATCGGGCCGCGTCCAGTCAACAGCCAATTGGCGTTGATCCCAGCCAACACGAATGCCTCCATCGCGTCGGTACTTGGGCCGCGCGTCCCCAGCTCGTACCGCTGATACGAGCTAACTGGGACGCTCAAAGCCAAGGCCGCAGCCTCCTGCGAGAGCCCCGTTGCGGCCCGCCAGGCCTTCAACCGCGCATTCAGACCGTCCATATAAGCAAATCCTAATGCTGTGCACAAAGCTGTGCACGGCTAAATCGTGCACAGCTTTCCTAAAGCATTGATACAACAGTACAAATAGCGCGAATGGCGAAAAACAGCTAAACGGCTAAGATGTGCACAGCCATACTGCTTGACAACACATCCAAATCTCTGTGTAATGGTCATCGTTCATACATCATCAAGGAAGTCATTAAATGACAAAGCCAGCCCCAAAAAAGGCCAGCCGCGAGGACTGGCACCCGGCCGATATTCTGGCCGCCCTGCACAAGCGTGGCATCACCCTGCGCGCCCTCGCCAAGCAGTTCGGGCTGACCAGTTCGACGTCGCTTTCCAGGGCGATGACGCACTCCTATCCGGCCAACGAGAAGCGGTTGGCCGATGCCGCTGGCGTCCCCGTACAGGAGATGTTCGCGGCCCGCTACCACCCGGACGGAACGCCCAAAGGGCGAGGCATCCGAGGGGCCTACGCGCTTCATTCTAGCGTTTCCCATTGTTAACACAATGCCAGAAACCGCACGAAGGAGTTGACATCATGAGGACTCAACTGGACGTACTGACCCGGGATCTGTTCGAGGTCCCCGTCGAACTCAGCCCGACGCCGGGCGCGTTGGATTGCGGCGAGACCGTTCGCCGCGTGCTGGCCGACCTGATCAAGAAGGCGCCGCACTCTCGGCCGGAGATCGCCGACCGGATGAGCGTGCTGACCGGCAAGAAGATCACCGACCACAGCCTGGATTCCTGGACCGCCGACAGCCGCGAGGGCTGGCGCTTCCCGCTGGAGTACCTGCCGGCGTTCGAGGTGGCGACCGAGACGCGCGAGCTGACGAGCTGGATGGCCGACCTGCGCGGCTGCCGGGTGCTGGTCGGCAAGGACGTTCTCGACGCAGAGATCGGCAAGCTGGAGCGGATGAAGGAAGACGCGGGCCGGCGCATCCGGCAGCTCAAGAACGTGATCGGAGGGATGCAATGACTGCTGCGGCGAGCGATCCGTGGGTCGGTGAATTCGGCCGGCGCCTGAGTGCGAAGAGAAGCAATCCCGTGCCGCCGTTTCTGGCGAGGCTGCGCCGCCAGGCGGCGGCCCGGCGGTGGGAACGGATATTCATGACTTCGAAGATGGCTGCTCTTCTTCTGCTAAGGAAGCTCGAAGCCCCCAAGGCTAATGAAGAGCGAATCCTCCATGGTTTACGCCCGAGAGCAGGTCGCGAAGCGGTGGCCGCCGAGGAAGCGCACCTGCAGGGAGAGAGCAGGCGCTTCTACGACTCCTTCCCGGTGTCACCTGCTAGCCAATTCGACACCTCCCCCATAAACCAGTCCAAATGATCCGCGACAGGGGAGCTCTCGTCATGCCGGTATTTCATCGATGCAATGCTCACTTTGGTAGCCAAGTGCTTCCAAAAATCCTGGCCGTTGCGCTCGCAGATCTCGGTAATGAGGCAGAAGAGAAGAGCGTGATGAGCTTCGCGTTGGGCGGCAGTCAGGATTCTGAGTTCGGTTTCATCCATGAGGGGTCTCCAGTGACGTTGATTGACGTTCAGATTGCGAGCCTGAGCGCTCAGTTTAACGCCGCTGGCTGGCCCCTCGCCCAGGCAGGAGCGCAGGCATGAATGCGCCGCTAGCCATGGCTGCCGAGACCGTCACCGTGGTCGACATTTCCGCCGCGCTGCGCCTGCACCGCACCAGTGTTTTCCGGCGCAGCGAGAAGGAGAGCTGGCCGTACGACGAAGTCGGCATCCGCGGCGGCCGCCAGCGCCTCTACCCCCTCGCCACCCTCCCGGCCGACGTTGCCAAGGCGCTGGCGACCCACCGCAAGGTCAACCAAGAAGTCCAGAAAGGCGCCCGCATCCGCGCCCTGACGACGATGCTGGCTGAGTTCGAGGCCGCCGAGCTGGCAGCCGAGGCCAACCGCCGGCAGAAGGGCGAAGCGATCCTGCGCGACCTCGCTGGCGGCCTCTCGACGCACGAAGCCATCTCGATGCAAGCGCATTGCGAGATTGCCGAAGGTTGGCAGGTGTGGTTCCGCAAGGCGCAGCCCTTGCGCAAGTCCGCCTCGTGGGCGCCGTTCGCCAACGCCTACAACGCTCAGGAAGTGCCGATATCGAAGGCCGTTCGAGAAGCCTACGAGGTCGTCTCGCCGCGCTCGGTGCAGCGCTGGGTGCTCGCCCACCAGGACAACAACATCGGCGCGCTGGTCGATCGGCGCAACGGCAACGACAAGCGCGGCAAGACGCTGTTTTCGGCCGTTCCCCTGCTCGCCGCCGCCGCCCGCAAGCTCCTGATCGACCGCCCCGGCATCCGCACCGGGCAGCTGCACGAGCTGTTGAAGACCGCCTCGACCGACCGCGACAGCGGCGAGCCGCTCTTCAACCCGCCGAGCTACGACCAGGTGCGCCGCTACCAGCAGACATGGATCGAGCAGAACCGCGAGCTGTACCTGCAGGCGACCAACCCGGACGCCTGGAAGAACAGCTGCCTGCTCGCCTTCGGCAGCCTCTCCGAGGACGTCACGGCGCTGAACGGCCGCTGGGAAATGGATGCGACGCCGGCGGACTGGCTGCTGCTCGATACCGACGGCAAGAAGCGCCGCTACACGGTGAGCGTGATCGTCGACGTCTGGAGCCGGCGCATCCTGGTGGTGGTGGCGCGCACGCCGAAGACGCAAACGCACTGCCACGCGCTGCGCCTGGCGCTGCTGTTGTGGGGCGTGCCCAAGGAGATCGTCACCGACAACGGCCAGGACTACCAGTCCAGGCACTTCAAGCAGGTGCTGGCAGCGCTCTCCATCGAGCACCTGACTACCCACCCCTTCAGCCCGGAAGAAAAGCCGCACGTCGAGCGCGCCATCGGCACGCTCAACCACTCGATTCTGGAGCTATTGCCCAACTTTGCCGGGCATTCGGTCGCCGACCGCAAGGCCATCGAAGCGCGGCGCTCGTTCGCCGACCGGCTCGCCAAGCGCGGCGAGCTGGCCGACTTCTCGGCGGTCTGCGACGGCGCCTTCTCGGGCGAGCAGCTGCAGACCACGATCAACACCTGGATCGCCGGAATTTACGAGCAGCGCGAGCACGGCGCGCTTGGCTGCAGCCCCTTCGCCAAAGCCGCGTCCTGGACGGGCGAACGGGCGCGCATCGCCGACGAGCGCAGCCTGGACATCCTGCTCGCCAAGCCCGCCGGCAGCGGCCAGCGCACCTTGCAGAAAAAGGGCATCGCGCTCGACGGCACCTGGTTTGTCGCCCCCGAACTGGCGCGGGTCGACGTCGGCAGCGTGCTCGACATCTACGAGACGACAGACCTTGGCCGGGTGGTCGTCTACTGGCGCAAGAACTTCCTGTGCATTGCCCAGGCGCCCGAGCGCACCGGCGTCGACCGGCAGGCGATCGCGCTCACCAGCCGGACCGTGCAGGCCGAACGCCTGGCCGCCGAACGCAAGCGCCTGAAGGCCGAAGGCAAGGGCTTGCCGGCCACCGGCGAGCTGCTCGACCGCCACCTCGCCGACAAGGCCGCGGCGGCCGGCAAGCTCATCGCCGGCGACTTTGGCGACAAGCGCGGTGGCAAGACCCACAGCAGCCACGGCCTGGACGAAGCCGGCAAGGCGAGCGACGCGCTGGCCGGTCCCAAGCCTTCCAGCCGCGCCGCCGAACTGTCGGCGCAGGCCGCCAGGGCGATGGCCGAAGCACCGACCAACGTCGCCGCATTGCCGGCCGCGCACGCACACGCCACGCCGCTGGCCGGGCTGACCAACCGCGAGAAATACGAGCTGTGGCTGCAGTACGACGCGCTGGTCAAGGCGCACGGCGGCGACGTGGAGGTGCTGGAGGAAGCCTGGCAGCGGCGGTTCTACGTCGGCTTCCCGACGACCCCGATATTCCGCGCCGAACAGAACATGGCCAAGGCCAGAAAGGAAACGGGCGCCCGGTAGGACCGCGTGTGAAACCGGGTGGCAAGCCACCCTCAACTGGAGATCGCATCATGACACAAAGTGCAGCACCGAGCCAAAACAGCAGCACCCCCAGCGGCGGCCAGATCGCGCCGCTGGCCAACATCGGGGTGATGGAGCAGGCCATCTACCGGCTCTCCGGCCGCGGCCCCAACGACCCCGGCATGATCGTCGTCAGCGGCCCTTCGGGCTACGGCAAGAGCGTCGCCGCGGCCTGGGCGCGCGCCCGCCATCGCGCCTACTACCTGCAGCTCGACGACTTCATCACCAAGAAGAGCCTGCTGGTCAATCTGTGCAAGGTGCTCGGCCTCGAACCCAAGGGCGCCACCTGGGAGCTGATCGACATCGTCGCCGCCCAGCTCCACCAGGCGCGCCGGCCGCTGATCATCGACGAATTCGACTTCATCGTCGACAAGGCGATGGTGATGTCGGTCTTCAGCCTCTACGAGAAAAGCCGCGCCAGCATCATCCTGGTCGGCGAAGAAGCCATGCCAGCCAAGCTCGCAAAGTGGGAGAAATTCGACGGCCGCGTTCTCGACACCCTCTACGCCGAAGCCGTTGGCCTCGACGACGCGCGCATCCTCGCCCGCCACAAATACCCCGACTTCCCGCTTGCCGACGACCTGCTCGCGCACCTGGTCAAGATCGCCAGCGGCAGCGTGCGCCGGGTCAACAACAACCTCGGCCTCATCCACGGCACCGGCATGTCCGAAGGCTGGGACGGCTGCGACCTCGCTCGCTGGGGCGACCGCCCGCTGCAGCAGGCCGGCGTCAAGCGGAGGGTCCGCTGATGAGCCGGCAACCCGCAGTGATCGAGCTTGCCGGCGGCAAAAGCCAGCGGCAGCGGGTGTGGGAGGCGATCCGGCGCTTTGAAGCCGAAGAGCCGAACCAATTCACCATCGAGCAGCTCTCGCGCTCGTCGAAGGTCGAGGAAGCGCCGGTGCGCGACTACCTCAAGGGACTCGAAGCCGCCGGCTACGTCGCCCATGTCGGCGTGAAGATGGATCGCAAACGCGTTAAACACGTCTACGCGCTCGCCCAGGATAACGGCGTCGAAGCGCCCCGCGTGCGCCGCGACGGCTCCCAGGTCACCCAGGGCCGCGGCACCGAGGCGATGTGGTCGGCGATGGCCACGCTCGACAGCTTCACCCACCACTTCCTCGCCGAACTCGCCGGCGTCAAACCCACCACCGCCGCCGCCTACTGCGGCGCGCTCGGCAAGGCCGGATACCTGGAGGCGATCAAGCCCGGCAAGGGCCTCGGCAAAGGCGGCGTGGCGACTCTCTGGCGGCTCGCCCACGCCCACCGCCAGAAGCCGCGCGCGCCGATGATCACCCGCCTCAAGGCCGTCTACGACCCCAACATCCACCAACTGGTGTGGGGCGAAGGCGCCGACGCCGCGGCCGACCTGGTCGAGATCGGCGGGGTGGTCGAATGAACGCGCCAATTTCCCAGGCCTACATGGCCGAGCGCTGGTTCGCCATCCTGACCGCCGCCGTCGCCGCCGATCCGCGCGGCCGCCAGGGCGTTGCCGACCGCCTCGGCGAGGGCTGCGGCCGTGCCTCGCTGTCACTGGTGCTCAACGGCAAGTACCCGGCGGGCACCGGCAACATCGCGCGGCGCGTCCTCGAAGTCTTCGACCGCTACCACTGCCCCTACCTCGGTACCGACGTGCAGGCGTCCTTCTGCATCGAGGTCAACGCCGCGCCGGTGCCCACCTGGGACCCCGCGGCGCTCGACCTGCGGCGCCGCTGCCAGACCTGCGAACACCGGCCGGGCAGCCCGGCGCACGCCGCCAGCCACACCCCGAAACAGCCGATAAAACCCACCAGCGAGGAGGTAGCGCCATGAGCAACGAACAAATCAACCCCGGCCACTACGGCCACCCCGGCCAGCGCAAGCCGGTCATCATCTTCGCGAGGACGAGGGCCAGCGCCGCCCCCAGGCCGGTGGTCGCCCTGCTGGCCGACTTCGCCTGCCGACTCGACACCTTGAAGAACGAATTCTCCGACCCGATCGACAAGGCCGCCCTGCGCGACGCCGTGCGGCTGATGCACGACGTGGCGCTGTCACACGACGAGGCTGGCTCCTACGGCGTCTATGCCATCGAGCCACTCGCCGCCGATGGCCTGAGCAACCCGGCGCACGAAGAGGTGGCGTGGTGAGCGCCCGGCACAGCGCGCAAGACGCGCCCAGCGCCGCCGAGAGCCACGCCCGCCGCTCGCTGCTCGCGCGCATCCACTGCCTCCGCCGCGACGCCGGCTGGAGCGAAGACGAGTACCGCGACATCCTGCAGGGCCGCACCGGCAAGCGCAGCGCCGCCGATCTGGACTTCGCCGCGCTGGGCAAGGTCATCGATCAGCTCGCGCCGCTGGTCGCCAGCCAGGTCAAGGCCAGGGCGGCCCATGACTGGGCCTTCATCGACAAAGCCAGCGCCGAGAAGCGGCCGCTGCTGCGCAAGGTGTTCGCCGTCTGCCGGGCACTCGGCGCCGGCCGCCGCTACGCCGAAGGCATCGCCAAACGACAGTCGGGTGGCGTCGCCAGGCGGCTCGAAATGATGAGCTACGAGGAGTTGCACAAGCTCGTCGCGGCACTGGTCAACACCCAGCGCAGCAAGGCCGCGGCCGCCGCCAAGACCGCCGCCGTGACGCCGCCGGGAGCACAGCCATGAACGGCATCGTCATCGGTTTCCCCCTCCCGGCGCCCGTCGCGACAGCCGCCGCCCAGGCGAGTTCGCCAGCGCCGGCCGAGCCGGCCGCGCCGGTCGCAACGCCGCCAGCGGGCGTCTGGCGGCTGCGCCCCAACGGCCTGCAGATGGACTTCAAGACGCTGCTCGGCAAGCTCGAACGCACCATGGCCTGGCTCGACCGGCACCGCATCGAGGTCGTCGCCTTCTCGTGCAGCACCCTGCAGGGTGCCAAGGTCGGCGCCCGCGACAGCGGCCGCCTGCGGCAACTGCTGGCCGACGGAATGCACAGCAAGGGGCACCGGCAGTTCTCCGGCGTGCGCTTCGAACAATGGGAAGCGCGCGACCCCGTCACCGGCGTGCTGATCGTCTGGGAAGAAGAGCGGCAGGAGGGCAGGCCATGAAACGCGCCCTGTTCTACGCCCTCTACGTCCTGCTGATCGCGCTCTTCCTGGCCGCTTACTTCTTCGTCTCGCCGATCGTTCTCGGCTGGCGGCTGACGCGGCAACTGCTGCGCCACGGCGTTACCTTCTGGGGGCGCTTCTGGCACGCCGTGGCCATGTGGCGCTACCTCAACTATCCCTGGCCGCTCGCCTGGGCCAAGGCCCGCCGGAGCGTCTGGCGATGACCGCCACGCGCCTCTGGACGCCGGAAGAAGACCGGCAAATGCTCGCCTGGCACCGCTCTGGCGTGAGCCAGCGCGACATGGCGATCCTCCTGCGCAGCCACCATGACGGCATCAGCCGCCGCCTGCACTACCTGCTCGACGCGGAAGAGGGCCGCGGCGAGCCGAACTCGCCCACCACCACCGCCAAGAACACGCTGCCGGCGCCGGCCGGCCCGCGTTCGCCGGGCGGTCGCAAATGCCTGCGCTGCGGCCGGATCTTCCACTCGGCGCATGCCGGCAACCGGCTGTGCTACTCGTGCAAGCAGCACGGCCACAGCGCTCACCCCTTCGACCCGCGATGAGCGCACGGCCATGAGCACGCTCTTCAAGATGTTGGTCTGGTGGGCGCTCTGGATCAGCGGCTGCCGCCTCTTCGTCGACACGCTGATGCTCACCGGCCCCTGGCTGATGGCCGGCGGGGCCATCACCCTCCTGGTCTGCGACGCCATCGCCAGCGACCTCTTCGACTGATCCAACCCTCCACCCATCCACCCATCCACCCATCCACCCGCCCAGCCCGAAAGGAAAGCCCCATGAGCTCTGACACCGTCCTACCCAGCAGCCCCTACATGCGCGACGCCGCCGGCCGCCTCTGCCCGATCGAGACCATCAAGCCGATCGACATCGAGCGCGACAAGCTGGTCGGCGAAATCGTCGCCAAGGCCAGGGTGCTGCAAAAGCAGATCGCCGACTTCAAACAGGCCGTCTACGGCGACATCGCCGCCTTCGTGCAACTCAGCGCCGAGGAGTACAAGGTCCACATCGGCGGCCACAAGGGCAACATCACGCTCCTCAGCTTCAACGGCCGCTACAAGGTCCTGCGCGCCGTCGCCGAATTCCTGCGCTTCGACGAGCGCCTGCAGGCCGCCAAGGCGCTGATCGACGAGTGCATCACGGATTGGTCGCAAGGCAGCCGCCCCGAGATCAAGGTGCTGATCAACGACGCCTTCGCGGTCGACAAGGAAGGCAACATCAACACCGGCCGGGTCCTCGCCCTGCGTCGCCTGGAGATCGCCGACGAACGCTGGCTGCGCGCCATGCAGGCGATATCCGAGGGCGTCCTGGTCACCGGCAGCAAGCACTACATCCGGGTCTACGAACGCGACGCCGACGGCAAGTACCAGCCGCTCACGCTGGACGTCTCGGCATGAACACCAAACGCCTCGCCGCCGCGATACGGCAAAACGCATCCGATCTGCGGTATCTGCGCGAAGCCTCCACCCTGCTGCGCGTACTGGCCCACGTGGTGGACGGGATGCCGTTGGCCAAAGCCTTCGGTTCGCCGGGGGACTGGGGGTACCACACCCCGATTGGCCAGGCGATCGCCGCCGCCCCCGAGCCGCCCAGCAGCGACGCCAGCGTCACCGGCGCCGACGAATGCACCCTTTATCTCAACCTGTGAAGGAGCCGCACCATGAAACAAAGTGAACTGATCATCGCCGTCGCCAATATCTCCGGCATCGGCCGCCTGGTCGTCAAGGAAGTCCTCCAAACCACCGCCGATGTCGTCGCCGACACCCTCGGCCAGCCCGGCGAAGAAGATGTCGCCGTGCCCGGCTTCGGCAAGTTCAGCCCCCGCCGGCGCCTGCCGCGGCTCGGCCGCAACCCCGCCACCGGCGAAGAGATCAGCCTGCCTGGCGGGCGCGTCGCCAAGTTCTCCCCCGCCAAGCGCTTTCGCGACGAAGTCGCCGGCAAGCGCTGAACAGCCAGGCCGGCCATGGCGGGCAGCAGCGCGCCACGGCCGGCCACCCACCACCCGGAGTCCCCCATGCC